GGGTTTGTGTCTGTTCAAAGTCAAATTGCGGAGCAATACCTTCCTTCGCATTACTTTGAGACATCTCAATAGCCTGTTTGTAACTTTCCTTTTCTGCATCAGGCCATTTTGTTTTCTTTGCCTTTGCTCCCATAACCTTAAGAAACTTATCAAAGAAGTTATCAGAGAATGCGTCGTATTGGCCGTAAGGCATGTTTACCCTCCTTCTGAATACCTTGGAAAGTCATTGGGCATCACTACCCGCTCAAGGCTTTCAGATATATTATTTGTCGGAAGTCCTGTCTTGGGGCAGGTAACCACCATAGGATTATCCGGCCTCATGCACCTGAAACAAGCGGGACGACGGTCAGGGTTGAGCGCGCTGTCTTCCACAGGAACAAGCCGTCCGTCCTTGCGTTCATAAACCCCGTCATTTATTAGGATGTCATTATCTAAAATATATTGGCACACATCTTCTTCCGTCCAATCCCAGATGGGTTGCGCCCAATCCGGGCCACCTACACAGTGCTTGAATGGCCAGCGAAGCATGTTGGGCTTCATCCCCGAATGCGGTTTGCACTCTGCCGCCTTATGTCCCTGGATGCCGATGTCCCAGATGTAATCAGCGTTGCCCTTGGGTTGGAGGTAAATGTCTTTCAAAGCACAGAGGTATTTTCCATCCACAAACTCATCAGGCTCATACAGCATGGCGCAGAGAACCATGTCCTGAACGCCCGTCTGGTAATGCCTGACAACCTCAAAGGTATCATTGTGATAAAATATAGAACATCTGTGTGCGGGATAATCCCGGCAGACTAAACCCCATTCAGAGATTATCCTGTTTGCGTATTTATACTTCTCCGGAAAGAACGGGTCACGGTGGAACATGATGTCCCAGTTGAAGCCCAATGACCTGCACAGGTGAACCACACAGATTGAATCCTTACCCATGCCGCTGTAGATAACCGGGTTCTTGTATTCCTTGGCAATAAACGAGATGATTTTCTTTGCTGAGTCAATCTTCTTCTGCATACATTTCCTTTCTATGCCGCCGCCGCTGCTGCCGCTGCTGCCGCACCTCCTGCTGCATATTTTGAAGCACCAAGATTTGTGGCATTCTGTGAATTAGAGATTGCCTGTTGCGCTGCCCCTTGGTAACGTGTATTGTATCCAGATGTACTACTTGACAGTCCTCCACCGAGTGCATTACTCAGGTTGTTGCTCCATTGATTTTTTAACCCCGAAGAATAAGAGGCAAGGTTTGTTGCATTCATTAACGGAGTCTGAACAGTTGAATAATTCTGATTCGCAAGGTTGCTGTAAATCTGCTGAGAGTTCAGTCCGTAATTCGCCCAATTTAAAGCCCTGTCTTTATTAGTCTGCTGGATTGACAACTCCTGCTGAAGCCGTGCAGTTTCAACATCTGTAGTCCCTTGGGCAATTGCTTCCTGTGCAGACTCCGCGATATCTCCCAACAGATTTTCTCCAACAGTGCTATCGAGTACGCCCTTGCTGACAAGTTCAGAAATCTTGGCACTATAAATATCTGCGGTCTGCTCATTTACAGTACTGGTAATCTTATCAATGGAGTTCTGCGCCACTTGATCGAGCATAGTCTTTTCTTCAGTTGTAAGTTCTCCCGTATACGAAGCGAGTTCCTCAATCGTCTTGGCATTCTGCAACTGAGTAGTATTGTAATCAATCAGTTGCGTCATGTACTCCATCATCTTGTCATTATAGGCTTCCTGCTCGGGAAGGTTCTCCATGTAGCTCTGCATAATTTCTACACCGTACTCGTTCATCATCTTTTCAAGATCGGTGTAGTATGCCTCTGGATTATCCAGCCTATCCTGCGTGGATTGGATGTATTTCAGATAGGCGGCATCGGTTGCTTCCTCAGTCTCGGTTTTTTGTGGGGCCGCAACGGTCGTATCACCCTTGCATTCAGCCAATGGCCCGGAATACTCAAAACTGTCCTCTTCGATTATCTTCCCCGATTCAACATCAATAACAACACGGTTGTATATCTTCATGCTGTGTACCTCACCTTTACGAAGTAGTACTTGCTCCCGTTGGACTCCGCGTATGGCTCGGGGCATCCCAACAGTGTTGTAATCATGTTCCCAAAAAATTCCTTTCCAGGAACTACTTCCGCTATGAAATGCGTGTAACCCTTCTTGACTATTTCCCGTCTGAAGGTATGGTATAGCCGGATAAAGTCCAACCCGCCTCGATGGTCTTTCTTCACATAGAAGTGGGTTACGAATGGATGCCCATGCTCCATGCGGTACGAGATGAACCCGATATCATTCTCAATCTTAAGGTCATCTTCGTAGGTAATCTGCTCGTCAACAAGCCCTTCTTCTTTAAGAAGCTCCCTATGGTTCAGCAAATCTCCCCCCTTCCCTTTGCTACATAATGCACTTCCGAAGGATAGAACGTGAAGTTCTGTGCCAGCGTGTTGTGCCGCCATTTCAAAGCAAGCGTCTTGCCACTCATCCCGAAAAACCTGATTCGTTTTCTCTTTGTACCCGTGCCTGTCCACGAACTCACGGTTTCGGTTGTAAGGGCTGTATAATTTCCAGAGGTTCTAACCTGCGCTGAATCCATCAGGTTAAGAGCATATGATGGAGTTATCGAAAGCGTACCATCGGGAGTGATGAACGTTTCCACGGCCTGAAACTGCTTCCTGATTTCATGGTTGCCAACGACTAAATAATCCTGATCTGAACTGATATTGTTTCCCGATGTGAGGGTTACAAAATACCTGTCAATTGCAGTTCCATCATCGTCATTGCCAATGTCCAGTTGCCTTACCCATCCATCCTCGAATCCTGCATATATGTCCATAATCGTACCGTTCTCGATTCCCGTAAAGGATGTGATTTCCAATCCGTACATCGGGAAAAACGCATACCTGTCAGTGTTGTGGGTAAACTGATAGTCTAAGACAAAGACGTAATGTGTTGTCGCGGAAGCGGGTATGCTGATCCATAACTGCCTTGCTTGCTTGTAATGGAAAAATTGCGTGTATTGCAGGTAATCCTTATCAACAACACTTTTCAGGTATTCGCTGAAATGGGAATTGATGTTTACTGTTTCAACATCCCCATATTTCTCAATACCGGAAAGCCGCTTGATATCGTACCCGTCAAGATAAATCACATCGTTGCCAACCTGTGTAATTGCCCAGGGGGATGTGAACCCCGTTCCATCTACATCCTTCGTATAGACCGGAAGGATTTCCAAATTCTCAGCATTTGTCGTGGGGTAGCCAGTAGATGCAACAACTTTATAAAGAGCGTTCTTCTTACCGACAATCAACATATCGAAGTATCCAAACAACCCCGTTATCGGGTCTTTGGAATTTCCAACAATGCCGCTGAACTTTCCTGCCGCCCCGGAGGTCGTGTAGTCTGTCGGATCGTTTATTGCGCTGGCAGTCAGTGTGGCAACGTTTGTTGAATCACCACCAAACCATAGCCTGTTTGACCATTCAGCAATTGTTCTTCCAACGGGAGGCGATCCTCCCAATGCTCCATGCGTAGATGAGTCAGTCCAGTATTGCGGAGCATCCGTTCCCTCATTGACGCATATCGCCTTACCAGCGAAGTTTACCCATTGGAGCATCTTTCCTGTGGTCAGTCCCGTGATAGAATCCACAAACTCGCCCGTGCCCGAATCGTAATACGCTATCTTTGTGCCGTAAGATGCCAGTGTATTCCTTGATGCTGTCCCGCTGCGGAACTCATGCACAGACGTAATACGCGACGCAAGGGCGGTGCTGTTCAGTTTAACGCTTCCCCTTCGCCCACGCGGTAATCCTTCGGCAGTCGGAAGTATATTCCGGGCATCCGGCAGGGAACCAGATGGAAGCACGATGGGGGGCGTAGCGTAATCAACTCCTAATATGCACGATCCTATATTATGAACTGCCATGTTTATCCCTTGTGCTGGCTCTTTTTCATCCGAATGGGAATGGTCATCTGTTTGGGAATCATTTCCTGATCCATCTGCACCAAAGCCTGCATTGCCGTTTCATAATTCTGTTTGAACTCTGCCCTCTTTTGCGGGTCGTCTATAATTTCCAGAGAGCCAAAGTAAATACCGCCCCGCTCAATGGCAAACTCCAGGTATCCCCAAAGTGGTTCTACTGATCCAGAAAGGTCGGAAGGCATTGCCGGGTATAAGATGCTGAAATTATATGCCGCATCCGGGGGCGGGTCGAACCTGAACACCCAACGCTTGTTTGTGCTGTCGTACTCGATTGCGAACTTGTTGGGTTTATCGTCGGACTTGTACTGGTAATCTATATAATACGCCGTGGCATCGGACATCGTACCCGTGGAGAGAATGGTGATATATCCATCCTCGTAATCCATCGTGTAATCGGTATCCTTCGTATATGTTGCGGTTCCGGCAGTATTGGTAACCACTTCCGTAAACTGCACAATTGCCGTGTGGTCAAGCTGGACAGCAACATCAAAACTTGACGTAAACGATTCATCAGTCACGCTTAAAGTCCCGCTTTCTCTTTGCAGTTCTTCAGGCGTTACCTGATCAAGAATTGTATCGTTGCTCTCGTCTTTCATAACGAGAAATCCCGCAAAGTCTGAGGGAGCTTGGTATGTGGGCTGCCCTATTGCAGACTTAAAAATGCTGCGGGTGCGAAGGCAACGGAAACGATAGCGCAGGAACATTTCCCGATAAGCCGCATTAGCCCATCTGAGTGCATAGGTAAGCATGGTGGCATCGGCGACGCTTCCACCTTCGGAAAGTCCATAAATTATATTTTGCTTTATTGTGGTTGTACTCACTTCCTTAGCCTCTCAAGGTTTCGAACCGTGGGGTTCTGCGGGTCTAGCTGCGCCATGATTGCTTTATATTTCATCTGCGCCCTCTTCAGTTCGGGATTGCTCTGAAAGTGTATCTGTTGCCTTACTGCCGCTTCAAAGTCCTGCTGGCGGGAATATGAATCGCTGTTTTTCGGTTGCCTCTGGTAGTAATCATTGGCCTTCGGCATGTTTTCTTGGATGACCTTTTCCAGTTCCCGTGCCTCTTTGTACGCTTTGTTCGCAGCTTCGCCCCTTAACTTCGACGGGGAGTGCCTTTCGATGTACTGTTGCTTCTTGAGGATTTCAGCCTTGACCTGCATGACATCCTGAATCTTGCGCTTGTCGCCCCGTGCCTCATCCTCTCTCAGCATGGATTCCAACTCGCGTATCTCGTTCTTAACATCCCGCAGGTTTTCTTCCGAAGCGAATACGGGGGTTGAGTCTTTCTTCTTCACCGCCTTCTTACCAGCCATACCTACCTCCCGATTAATGGTATTTTGGTTATTGTTTTCATAAAGTAATGTTTGGGCTTCTTGGATAAACTATCGTGAATGTCCCACCTGCGAAGATGCCGCCCACACACGGGGCATATCATTTCAGACTCATTCACCGTCCTCATCGGCCTACAGTTGTACCTGCAATGAGGACAGATGTAGGTTAATTGCAAAAGCGGATCGGGTCGCCCGGTAAAGTTCGCCATGTTACGAATTGCCATTGATTAATCCCTTCTGTTTAGTGTCATAGCCATACAGTTTTCTGTCTCTTGTTTTCATTAACGATGAGTGGTCGCCGTGAATTGTAACTTTAATCCCTCTTCCCATTGCCATTCCTAACCAAAATTCAGCGGAAGGTTTCTGGTAAGCATACTCTCCGGGGTTTGCCAGATTTACCCCGTAAAGGTTCATTACCTCGTACCCCCTGTAAATTGCCAACGCCAAAGCATAATCAACTGTGCTTCCGAAATAGTCAGTTTTAAAGTGGGCAATGATTTCATCAAGGGGATAGGTTGCAAGGTCTATATACGGGACATTGAGTTGCTTTGCTTTTAACCTTGCGTTTTCCGCATCCCGTCTTGCCTGTTCTCCCCATCTCCCGTCATCATAAACATTCATGTCTATTACGAGGTCAACGGGCCGTCTGAGTATTAGTTGGGTTATCCCCCAACAATCAGCCTCTCGACTGACTGCGGGGGCATTTTCCCAACCAGAACCCTTACCAATGATGGTCAGGGACTTCATTAAGTCGAACTGTCAACCGGAGGAACAACGATTCCGCAAACATTGGAACAGGCAAGACGGTTATTCGATGCTCTGAACACGTTGATGTCGCACTGCATATCGTTTGCCATTGTCCCTACAGTCGCACCAGCACCAGCACTGATAAGCTCGTTCCTTGTGATGTATGCAAGGTCGGCGTTATCATCAATGGTGATGGTTGCAGCCGCAATGATGTTGTTGTCAATGATGCAGTCGTAGGAAAAGGTAGAGCTTGCGTTGATGAGGATACCTACGGTTGCGCCCGTAATTCTGTTGTTGAGAATTTCCGTCCGCACAGCATCCCCTGCTCCGATGGAGATAGCGGCAGTTGCGAATACTCCCCAGAACTCACAGTCCTTAACTCTGAGGAATGTAGACGCGGTGGCCGTAATGCCTGTGGTGACAGTCCCAACAACCCCATCAAACACGCAGTTGTAAAACTCCATGCCTGCCGAATCACTTGCCAGTGTGATGATCGGGGATGCAGTTGCCGTGGCCTTCCAGTGGATATTAAAGAACCTTGTACCCATCGCAGAGTTCACTGGGGCATGATGACCAGTGATTCCGGCCCTTGGGTTGGCATCGTAAGAGCCCACGCCAATAACATCTGTTTTCTGCGGGAAAGCAACGAGGGTTTCAGAGAAGGTGTCACCCGCAACATAAATGGTGTTGCGCCTTGCCCAATGCTTCTGGGATGAATCTGCTATATCTGCATGGCTGACTGCAAAGGCTTTGGCGAGGGTCAAGAATGCCCTGTCCCAAGACTCACCAGTGTTACCGTCATTACCCATGTTTCCATCAACAAACCAGGTCTTTCCGCTTATATCCTGTCCACTTCCAAGAATCGGAATCCCCATGCTTCTGATTCCATGCGAAAAATTAGTCATACCCATTTTATTTTCTCCTTATCAAGATCATCTCCCTGTCATTACCCCACATGAGATGACGGGTGGAATCCAACCA